CTATAGAACTGTTAATGATGCAACGCCGAATAAATAATGACTTCTCGCGCGGGACCAGATTCCCAGAGGAATCGAAAAACAGATTCGGCAATTCGTCGTCGAGGTCCAGTGCTGCCGCGCGGGCCAACCCCACCATGCAGTAGCCCTTGGACCCTCTAATAGTTATTGGCACGGTGAATCGTCCAGGCGTCCCAACGGATACCAGGGCAGTCAGGTACGCGCCGTTGGCATCCCAGGCCGATGAGCCCTTGAACTTGAGCTTGCCGCCGCTGACCTCCACGTTAGCCCCGGCATCAACCATGGTCAGGTGGCCGGCGTCGCTGGCGAAATCGTCGGTCCATTGCTCCACAAGTGACAACTTGCAGGCCCGCTTGCCGGTGCCGTCTATGTACTCCAGCTTGTCCGAATCGGACAAGGTTAGTTCGTCGTGGAACCAGCCGAGCGAGGCCACTATTCCACCATTGCCAGCGCCGCCGCGCGAAGCTCGTCACGGCATTCGGTCAGGAGCACGGCAGCCGCAGCGGTCACGCCCAGTGCGGCCACATCGTTGGCACCGTATTCCGGCTCTGTTGACAACGTGCCCAACCAAGCCGCCTTCACTCCGCTACCGGCCAGCACGCGGTTGCGCACGCTGGTGCGCCAGGCATTGACGTCCACCGGCTCGGGCTGCTCGGGTTCGCTCTCGCTGAGCACCCCCTGGGCCGCCAGGGTGAAGTCGACCACCTGCTTGAGCAGGCGCAGCTTGGTTATCTGGGCGTCGGTGAGCATCTAACACTTCCCCCGCACAATCTGCACAAAGACCCACAAGACGAAACTGATCGCTATCACGATGCACGCGAGGATCAGCCAGTCGCTGCCGGCGATCATGCCCCGCCCCCTTCCTGCGTGGGCGGCGTGTCCCCGAACGTCGCGACCGCCATTAGCCCGTCGAGGATTCGCGCGCGCTCCCCGGGCGTTGACTCCGGGGGCACACACACCGCCTGCCACTCGCCGCCGAGCAAGGCCGAGACCCATCCGCGCCGGCCAAGCTCCTCGACCGTGACGGCCCGGTCGCGCGCCCACCACTCCTCGAACTCCCGACGCGAGATCACGACCGCATCCCTATCCGATCCCGGAGCCATTCCCACACGGCGAAAAGCACCAGGAAGCCACCCGTCAGGAGCCAGCGCCAACGCTCCAGGCGACTCAACCGCTTGTTGATCGACGGCGCGCAGGTCTCGCGACAGTAGCTCCGCGCCGACTTCTGCTCTGCGCGCAACGCGAGAAGCGTCCGGAGCATGAGCCGTTGACGCGCCTCGGGGTCGTCCATTGCCCGCGCGGCCTCGCTGCGCTCAAGGTCGTCGAGCGCGTTGAGGTCGGGATGGTCAAGGATGCTGTCGCCGGGCATGATGTCCCCTCAGATTTCCCCGACGTTGGCCTGTTCAACGGCCGTGCTGACGTCCGTGGTGTTGATCTTGAGCAAGCTCTTGGCCTCTTCGGCGATCAGGTCTTTGAGCTTCGTGCCGTTGTCCAGCTTGGTCGCCGCGCGGCCGAGCACGCCAACTATTTCGCCGGACCTTTGGCTCTCGGCCTGTGCCTTCCGTCTCCGGAGCCATTCAACCCCGGCCAGCGCCAGGCCGATAGCCGGCCCCGCCCACGGTATCTTGTCCGCGAGCCATTCGCCGCCCTTGCGCAGGAACATGCCTATTGCAGACCGGGACGCCCGCTCGGCGCGGATGCCCTCGGCGTTTTCGACCGACGCCTCGACCGTCACGGGCACGGTTGCCGGGTCGATCTTGTCCGCGCCGATGTCGACCGCGACCTCGCCCAGCTCCGCGGAGACCGCCTCTCCTATGGCCGTTCCGGTCTCGGCAGCGTGCTTGCGCGCCCGCACGACGGCGACCTTGTCCCGGTAGGTGACGCACCCGCTGCACAGCACGGCCAGCACACAAACGGCGATCAGTGACCTCATGTCGCAACCTCCTGCACGGGGATCAGCCACTCGGCACTCTCGTCGAGCCGATCCCATCCCTCTTGCACATCGTAGACCCTGCCGGCCGCGTCAGTGATTGTGTCCCCCCGGGCCGGCTCGACCTCGACCTCGTCCAACACGAGGTCGGCCTGGTCGACGTAGAACGCTATCTCCGTCGCGCGCGAATAGACGCCCTCGGTGTCGACCACGTCCGCGCCCCTGTCGAGCCGTATCGCGGCCAGGGAAACGGAATCCTCCCCGCGCGCGTAGGTCACGGTCTCGCCGCCGGCCGTCCGAAAGGCGGCCTTGGCAGCGCGCGCGGCGGTCTGGTAGGGCGTCGTCACGGAGTCAACCCCTCATCACCACGAAGCGGATCGCGCTCTTCTCGATGCGGAGATCAGGCCGGCCGTCGACGTCGATCTGCAAGGTCTTGGCGCCCGGCTGATTGGTCACGACCACGCCCCGCTTGGTCTCAGCCTCGTGGCCGAATTCGACCTCGCTCCCGATCTCGATCTCGTCGGGGTTCTCGACCTCGACCAGGACCTCGTCGGCCGCGGGCTCGGGCTCCGACGCCTCGGGCGGCGCGGGCTCCTGGGGAGCCTCGGGGATCACGACCACGGGCTCGGTCGCCAGCGCCGGGTTCTTCTTGTCGCTCCAGAGGTACTTGCACTTGGAGCAACGCCACGGGTACAGGGTCGCCCCGCCGCTCTTGATCGGATCGCCCTCTCGGGTCGCCGTGCCTTTACACTCTGGACAGCGCATTCTCGCGTACCTCCCTAAGCTGCACGCCTGCCGCACAGACCAGCGGGCGCAGGATCTCCGGGTCGGCGAACTCTTCGCGGCACCATTGCCGCGCGGCCAGCCAACTCAGATAATTGGTCACTCTGTCCTGCTCCGGTGTCCACCCGTCGAGCATGACCTTGATATCAGCCGCCAGGGTCGCCAAGGTCGCGCGTTTAACTGCCCCGGCATCTATGCCGAGGTGGGGCCCGAGGGCCAGGACCGGGACGCCGGCGGCTAGTGCGTCTACAGCGGCGTTGGAATTGATCGTGATTACAAAGCTCGCGCCCGCGAGGGCACGCGCAAGGCTCGCGCTCCCCTTGGTCTCGCGATAGTCGGCGCGCTCATCCGTGGTGTCGGGCAATTCCGGCAGAAGCTTGTGCAGCGGGTTCGGCCGCTTGCGCGGGACCGCCGGATGCGGGCGGAAGTATGCCTTGACGCCTTCCGGGAGCGACTTGGACACCGCGCCCTGCAGAGGGATCGGCCCCTTGATCTCGCTGTCGGCCATCTGCGTATCGCCGGCCACCTGGCCGACCACAAGCACATAGCCCTGCCGGCGCGTGACCGGCACCAGGCCGCTCGGGTAGAACCGCGCGAGGCGGTCCCCGGCGCCCTCGGGAGCGGGCCCGCCGATCTGCCGACGCCAGCTCGACCAGTGCAGGAACCCCTCCGGGTCGGCCGTCATGTAGCGTTTCCGCTGGTAGAACCCATTCTCGCACCACAGAGCCGGAACGCGGTGTCTTGCCGCGGACTCCGCGAGCTTTCTGCGCCGGATGGGGTTCCAGGCGACGAGGAGCGCGGGCTTGTGCGGTAGCCGGTTGAGTATCCCCTCGTCGTCGCGCCGGTATCGCTTGACCAGGACCCCTAGGCCCCGGAGCCCCTCGGCGATCCCCGAGATGCAATGATCGTCCTCGCAGTCCTCGACCAGCGCATAGGGTCGACTATCGGGGGCGTTGTTCCACGCGCGCACAAGGGCCTCACGGTTGCCGTCAAGCCACAGGTGCAGCGCGTAGGGCAGTTGCCCGCCCGTGCGCGGCTCAGCCTGCCGCAGGGGAGCCACGTCGCCCCGGAGCGCGAGCTGGTAGTGCTCAGGCGCGCCGCGGTGTCTCATCGGCATGAACCACGGCCAGTCAGCGGTCACGAATAGACTCGGCTTCCGTTCGACGACCGCGGAGAACAAGTCGGGCCCGTAGCTGCAGCGGCTCTTTGCCGTCGTGGTCTTGGCCGCGTCGATCAACTCCCGCAGGCCGTCCGCGCGGGGTCCGCTGGCAATCACGCAGTTGTTGATCGGGACCTTGTGTCGCTGGCGACTCACAAACACCCGCCGGCCGTCGAGCCCCCACGCCTGCTCAGCCTCGCGGAGCGTCCGCAGGGGCCAGTAATCGATATCGAAATACCATCCGCCCTCACGGTAAAGCACGCTCAGCCGCACGAGGTCCGCCTTGCTGCTCGCGTGTCGGGCGCGCCGGCAAGCGTCCTCAAGCTCGGGGAGTATGCTGGTCTCGTCATGGACCTTGATCTCGTGGCGCGGGTTGACTCGGCGGAATGCCTGGATATTGCACTCGGCCCACACGGGCATAGGGCCCCCGACCCAAACGAAGTGCACCTTTCGGGGAATCAATGCTCGTCCCTCACAAGCTCGCCCTTGGACTCAAGCCCGCGGTTGTACCTCTTACGCGTCTCAGCCAGCGCCGCCTCGTGGTTCCCCTCGGCGCCGATCAGCTCCCAAAAGCGTGGCCAGGCCTCCGGGAGGGATTCAATAAAGACGGTCAGGCGGTTCCCCTCGAATCGATAGCCTTCCCGGAGCGGAGCCTTGCGCAGGGCCGAGTCGGCTAGCGCATTGATCGCGTCATAATAGTATTCCGCTGCGGCCCTCCGGAGCCCTGGCGTGTGACGCGTGCAGTTCACAAAACACGCAAGCTTAGCGAAGAGGTCCATGTTGAGGCGCCGGCTGTAGCTGCCCACACAGGCGGCGCGATCGCGGAGCAGGTGGACATAAACCGCATCCGAGCCGACCGGGTACCTCTTGAGCAACAAGGGCAGCCCCCACGTGAGATGGTGGTCGACCTCGATATGCTGATCCGGATAGCTGAGGTCCCCGATCGATTGCCGGGCGTGCGTCTCGTGGCCGGCCGTGAAGTTGGAAATGTGCTTGCAGGCCATCGCGAAGGTTCGCGTGCCGCACCGGCCCGTGCCGACGACGAAGACCCTCACGACCGCGCCCCCCGCTCCAGCGCGACTTCGCCGGGATCTTCCGCCCAAAGGCATCCGAGATTACGGAGCCAGGTCTCCCACATCGATCGATTCTTGTGGTAGCTCCCGGGCAACAGATAGACGCGCCGACCCGCGGCCAGCGCGCAAATCGAGAAGTGCAGCGCGTCAGTCACCACCACGCGATGATCTGACGCGAGCCTCAGGTATCCCCGGACGTCCCGCTTGCCGATCAGCTTGAAGGGAGCGCCCTGGTTGCCGGGCGTGTCCGAGAATCGTCCCTCGCGGTCATCCCGCAGGAAGATCCCCAGCCTTCTGCTAGGCTCGTGACTGACGTGCTCCTGGCGAAACCAGTACCCGAGGCCGATATCCGGCCACAACTCGGCTCTGGGCGCGTAGAGGCTGATGCTCTCCCGCTCCCGCGCGCAGAGCCTCACGCTCGTCGGTAGGAGCTCCGGGGCTCGCCAGGAGTTGGGCAGAATGGTTATTGGCAGGCCGTGCATGAGCGCTTTCTGCCGGATGCGCCAAGAGCCGCCCTTAAGCCCCATGTTGCCACCGCCGAAGAGCACCAGCTCATCGATGTCTCGGAGCGGTATCTTGCCGTTCCAAAGCCCGTCGGCCTTCTCCCAGTCCCACGGCTCGCGGCCCCTAACGGTGGGGGAAACCCAGCGCACGTCAAGCCCGTACTCCCGGGCCATGCCGTAAAATGCTTTCTCCTGTAGCGTATCGCCCACGTTGCCGTGCTCGCCACGCACGTAGCCAATCCGCTGGCCCATAAGCGGCTCGAAAAGCCCTCGCCAGGAGTCGAGCGGCAAAAGCCTCACGGCCGCGAGTCGCTTTCTGGCAGCAGGTAGCACTCAACCGGCTGGCGAGCTACCGGCCGGCCGTGGTGTATCTCGTCTCCCTGCGGGGTCCGATCCGTGTGCGCGAGGGCCACAATGCCCATGATGTCCATAGTGGGCGGCAACCGATAGCCCTTTAAGATGTCCCCCCATGTCCGCCCGCTGAGAATTCGGTGATGATCCATGCAGGTAAACGCGGAAACCCAGCAGGAGGCCAATCCGTGAGCCGTCGCGAGTAGCAGCATATTCTGAATCGCGGCAGCGCTATCCTGATACGGCAGAGTGGCCCACACCTTGCCCGCGGGCGCGCGCAGATAGGGGCAGCTAGCGCGGTCCACAAAGACGATTATCAAGGCCGCGGCCTGGCCGATGATGCGCTCCGACCCGCGCCTGCACGGGGCCAGGGCCGCAATCTGTTCGGGCCGGGTCTCGATGAGGAATCGCACCGGCTGCGTATTGGCGCCGCTGGGGGCGTAAACTCCAGCCGTCACGAGATCGATAAGCACGTCGCGGCTGATCGGCTCAGAACTATAGCCCTGCCGGCAGCTCCGACGAGCGAGTATTGCGCTGCGGACCGCTTCTAGCGCTTCCATAGCGTCACATCCCACCCCATAGAGGCCATGTATCTACACGCGCGGTTGCGCCGCTCGAAGTGATCCGGGCGGCGCTCGTTCCCGCGATCGTCTGAGAGATTGCGGTAGAAGGCACGCATGCCCGCAACGCATCGAGAGGGCACGTCAGCGACCTCTTGCGTGGCCGCGCACAATACGATATCGTCCTCGGCCCGTATCTCCTCGGGAAGCGCGCGCGCAAACGGTAGCGCCAGAAGCTCCCGCCGGCACGCATGTATCTTGCCCTTGACCACGCTCACCGGACCCTGCGCGTGACTGTACCGCGCGGCATCCTTGCCCCAATACATTTCCGGCCCGCAGCCCTGCAACCGCCGACATTCGGGGCCGACCACGGCCTCCGGGTACTGCTGCAGGGCGGCCAGCAGGGGGGCGGCAAACTGTGCGCAGGTCGGCAAGACATCGTCGTCCACGAAGACCAGCGATTCCGAACCGGACAGCAAGCCCAGGGCGTGCCGAGCCTGGCAACCCCAGTTATGCCGACTGTAAACATCGCGAGTCCCGAAATCCCCGGAGGCCCCCTCTGGCGCGTTGTGCCAAACCAGCACATGACGCGGTGCCGGATCTTGCCTGCGCATGATGGCGACAAGAGCCGGTATGTTCTCGGGCCGGCGATAGTTGAGGAGTATGACGTCGTAAGTCACGGCGACCTCCTCACTGCCTCGGCCAGATAGAGGCTGTGGCGGTACCGCTTGGTACGCCACGGGAAGGCGGTAATGCGCACGAAGTCCAGGATGCCACCGAAACGGTCGCGGATAAACTGCTCGGAAATGTAGGCGCGCGCATGCGTCGGAGTCTGCCAGTCAGGCATCGAAAGGAACAAGCGCGTCCCTGGCCGCACCGCGGAAAGGATTTCGAGGTCGTTAGGCAGATGCTCGAGGCTGTCACATAGGATCGCGTCCCACTGCCCCGCCCACGTCGCGGGCAGCGTGGCGTCCAAACGAGCGACCCTAGCTCTGTTGTCGCTGCGCAGGTAGGGCCGAGCGAACCTCACGGCAACGCGGCTCCAGTCGGACCAGAGATAGCGTTGGATGTCCGGCAGCTTCTTAAGGATCATCTGCGCCCGCTGGGGGTGCGCTGCGGCAAGCTCAAGGATTGTTCGGGGCTTTGCCGTGGCCACAGACTCAGCTATGACTTTATTCCGCGCGCAGTAAAGACCGCGGTCAAGCGTCCGGAGGTATTCCGTCGACTTGGCCAGCCCGAGCCCCACGACTCGCCTGGGCCGTGGCTGCGACACGGCAGGTATATCGAGCCGATCCCACCCGTGGAGCTTGGGGTGCCAGAGGTGCACGAAGCCCGTTACGGGCTCGCGCGTGTTGAGATCCTCAGCGGAGAGTCCGCGGGAAAGGAACCAGTCCGAGACCGGCCGGTCGAAGTTGCCCCAGGTAGTCTTGGACGGCCAGCCTCCGCACTCCAGAAGCTGAGCCCGGAGCATGAAGGCGTTCCCGGTTCCGTGGCGGGGCGTCGAGGGAGACCGCAAGGCCCCGCCTCGGCTCATTGCCATGTAGCCGGGAAACCACGCCTTGCCCTCATTCAGGTAGCCAAGCCCTCGCCTGAGCAGCTTCCAGGGCACCAGCATGTCACAGTCCAGGAAGAACAGGCGATCGCTGGCCGCCTTGTGGGCCAGATGATTGAGCGCGGCCCCCTTGTTGAATGGGCCGCTCATCTCCACGATTGTCAGTGGTATCTTGCCGATTGCCCGGGGAAGCCACTTGCGCAACGGCGCGAGTTGCGGCACGTCGGGCCAGTCGGCGACCAGTAGCTCGATTCGCAGATTGGCCTCACGGGCCGCGTGGACCAGGGAGTCAACCGTCCGCGGGAAGAGCGTCAGGCGCTCTCCCTCGACGTCAATCACACTGCGATTGCAGTGTGCGACGCATACGGATAGCTGCGCTCCCTGGTCCACGGCGACCTGAGCACGGTTAGTAACGCGACAGCTTGACCCGGACCGTGGCGTCCGCTGCGGCGGCGGCCTTCGTGACGTGCCCCACGACCTTGTTGGTGCTGGCGGTCGTGGTCACGACTTCGTTGACCGCGTCCCAGTAGACCTTAGTTCCCACGGTGAGGGCGCTCGCGGACCCGGTGTCCTTCGGGAACGTGAACTCTCCCTCGACGTCCAGCGCGCCCAGCGCACTCGCGGCAATGGCCCGCGGGGCCACCCCCACGAACTCACCGACGACGCAGATGTCCCCGGCCGATACTGCGCCGTCCGGGGTGTAATCGATTGACGGGCTGCCCGTCTTGACCCTCGTAGCACTCGCCATCTTAATGTCCTCCGATTGGCGTTTGTCGGTCTTGGCGGGGCGGGGGCCTACGTGACCCCCGCCCCAAGTCCCTCAGTCCTGGCCTTAGGCGCCGGCCATCTTCACCGCGGCGCGCGGATCGACGGCGGCGACGCCGAAGTCCCCGTATCCGCGGAACCCGAGCCCCAACGTGTCCGAGGCCACCCCGACCTGCTCGATGGTCGGCATGTCCTGGCCGTTGAGGTACGCGACCTCGAAGGCCGCCAGGGCTGCCGGGTCGGCCCACAGATACCAGGCCGTGGCCGAGTACCCGGTGAAGCTCGCGCTGGCGAGCTGCGGTATGCAGACCGGCTCGTAACGGCCCGCGTAGATGTTCGCCTCCGGAGCCTGCTCGACGGCCCGGGAGCTTGTGGAGCTGAGCCCGCTCGCCACGGTGCCGAGGTTGCTCGACTTGTAGAGGCGATCCGCCAGGGCCTTGAGAGCCGGGGGCACGACCAGGAAACGAGCGTCGACCGCGATCGGCTTGGCGTGGTTGTCCACCTGGGACAACAGCAGGGTCATGGCCGCGTCGAGCCCCGTGGTCGACAGTGCCGTCGCCTCTCCGGTGGCGTAGTTGGCCGCGTACCCGGTCGGGCTCTCGGCGAAGAAGCTGCTGGGGTTGCTCAGGAGCAGCGTTACCCCGGCCTCCTCGATCGCCAGCGCCCACCCGCGCCCCATGACGGCCGGCAGCTCCAGGAAGGCCCCCAGGTCGTCGTTCACGACATCCTGGCGCGTGAGCTGGAAGTAGCGGCCGTAAGTGTCCGCCTTCTGCGTGTAGGTCTGCTCCCCGAGGCTGCCGTGCTGCAGCTCCCCGGCGGGGGCCATCTTCTCGAAGCCCCCGGCGGCGGTGAGCCGATAGCGCGTGTGCGTCTGGAAGTTGCTCACCGTGCCCCGCTTGAAGATCCGGCGGATTCCCGGAGTGATCGAGCGGTAGGCGGCCAAGAGCGACTTGTTGGCGACCGCCCCCAGGATGCCGGAGAGGCTCACGCTGCTGAACGCCGCGCGTACCCACTCCTGACTGCCGCGGCCGAACCTCGGCAGGCTCACGCCGTCCAGAGCGGCGGCGGCCGCGATGATCTCGGTCAGCCGGGCGCGGCCGAGCTTGTGCGCGCCTTCCATGGTCTGCTCGCCGAAGCTCGCCGTGAGCTCCTCGTCGCGCATCCCGATCGCCGACTGGTTGGCGATGCAGAGAGCGGCGACCAGGAGCTGCTGGGTCGGCGCCGGCCCGCCCTGGATGAACGCGGGCGCGCTGGACTGCGGACGGCTGGCCCGCAGGATCGTGAGCAGCTCGCTGTTGACCTGAGCAACGCTCTCGCCGTCGCGGACGGCCTTCGCCCGTATGTCCTCGACCTTGACCTTGTCCTCGTCGGACCAGTCGCCCTTGCAGGCCGCCTCGATGTCGGCCACGCGCTGCCGCTCGGCCTTGATCTCGTCGGCCGCGCTGGCGCCGGTCGCCTGCACCGCGGGAGTCGCGGCCTGCGGCTTGGGCTCGTCCTTCTTTGCCTTGTCGGCCTTGTCGGCGGCCTGCTCGGCGTCGTAGGCCGCCCGGAGAGTCTTCTCCTGGTCCTCCGTCAGCGCCTCGGGATCGAATCCCTTGGCCCGTACCCACTCTTTGAATTCCATGTCTGCGTCCTCCGTTCGCTTCTTGGAAGCGGCTACCTGGGCGCGCGTGCTGGAGTCCGCTCCAAGCGAAACGAACGACGCGCCCTTGAGTTCCGACCGTCGAATGACGGCTATTGGTCCGCTGACCGGCTTGCCGTTGACCTGCGCCTGGGCGCCGGCCTTGATCTCCTCAACGCGCAGGGGAGCGGCCTCGATACTCGCCTGCCAGGGAAATCCGTTCTTGCCGTTCCCCACGACTTCCAGCGCGGCCTCGCCCGTGCCGGATATCTCGCCCTCGATCCAGACGCGGCCGCCCTCTATCCGAGCCTCTCCGTGCCCTACGATCTTCCCGACGTCGTGATCGCGATGAACCGGGACCGCCCTGTCGGGAATGCTCAGGCCCGCGAGGTCGATCACCACTGACCCGTAGTAGTCCACGCGCATCGCCCCGCCGTTATAGACGTTCATCTTGAACCGCGGGAGCTTTGCGGGTGTGTCCCCCTGAGCGGGCTCAGCGGCCGTCAGCTCGACGCTTCCCGCTCCCGTGCAGAAGCGGAAAGCCTGTAGGCTACGCTGCTGATTGGCCCGCACCAGCTGACGGCGGGACCGTGCCTTGCTCTTCCTGCTCATCTCTGACTTCCTCCGCGTCATCGGCGTCGTCGGCCGGCGACGGCTTCTCTTGTGCTTCCGCTGCCCCACCCGCGGGGAGCGTGATTCCCTTTTCGCTCGCGTATTCCTGGGCCTCTGCTATGCGATCGAACTCGCTGCGCCAGTCGAGCCCGCGGCGAGAATAGTATCGCTGGTAGGAGAGCGTGTGATTCTTGAGCCTCACGTCGTCGGCGCTAGCTTCCTTGCTCGGGTCGACGTGCTCAAAGCCGTCGAAATACCAGTCGTGCCGCGTTTCCGCCGAGATCCGTCGCCCCGTTGCCAGGCGATACTCCGAAGCCCACAAGCGGAAGAGCGGCGAGAGCAACACGACGGCGATGTCGTAGCGGTCTATCTCTATCGACCGATGATAGACCTGATGGTCGAGGCGCCCGCTCGCATAGTTGTACTGGCTGCTGTCCGCGAGCGCGACATTGAGGGGCATCTGGAGACAGCGGGCGGCCTCATTGAGCAGGCCCCGAATATACTCGCGGTGCGAGGTCGTCGGCTGCTCTGCCTTGATCTGCTCCAGCCCCCATCCCGCCGGTATTGTGAGGCCCGAGCCCCCCGGCAGCTCGATCACCTGCTCGGGGTCTACGGGAACCGGCTGAATATTCGCGTCCTTCGACACGAGCGCCCACGCGACGGCCGCGGCAGTCTCGGCGGCCGTAAGAACGGCCATCGAGTAGCGGCGGATCATCGCGAAAAGGTTCAGCGCCGGAGCGATGTCAGGCACTCCGCGCCGCAGGCCCGGGCGGGTCTGCCGGTAGAAGTGCAGGATGCGATTCGCCGGCACCCGGCGGAAGCTACCGAAGCCCGTTATGGGCGCGACGTTGCCCCCGGGGTGATAGTCCAGGACGTCATAGCTCAGGACGTGCCCGGCCGAATCGTACTTGATCCCGTCGTAGTACAGGGGATCGCTTAGGTAGTCGATCTGCCCGCAGATACGATCAGCCTCGATGAGGTCCAGATTTATCTTGACCGGAGATTGCAGCTTCATGTCGCGGACGATCTCGAAGAACGCCTCGCCGGAGTCGCCACGTTGGAGCATCGCCAGCCGGAGCTTCTCGCCGAGTCGGACCTCTTTAGCCCAATCGTGGAAGTCGCTCTCGGTCAGTTCGGCCTCAGCCTCTTCGTCGAGTAGCTCCAGTCGCGGGCACTTCCCCACGGTGTCATTCGCCCGCGTGTCGAGCATCCCGCGGCAATAGGAATTGTTCCTCGATTCGTAGCGGCAACGGTTGCGAATCGTCGCCCGCACCGAAGAGGTCGCCTCCGCGTCGGCGCTCTTGCCGCTCGCGCTGCCCCAAAGATTCGTATTCCGGTCCGTGGTCTGCGCGGCGTCATAAGTCGCGTTGACAAGCCTATTGACCCGATCGTCGAATGTCGCGCCGCGAGGCTTCCAGGCGCCTTCTCGCTCGGGTACGTTTGCCGAAACCTTGCGGCGGCTGAACGGCCACACCTTAGGGCGTGCCTCCAAGCTCGATACTCTGGGTCCGGATCATGCGGGGGGATCGCGCCGAATCCGTATCCTCGAGCGCCCTCGCCTCCCAGAATAGAAGCGCGTCCTGTAACTCTTGCAGGGTCATATGGGAAAGGTTGCGCCCGTCCGGGAAACCGATTAACTTGATGGCCCCGCCGCTGAGCTTGGCGTCGATTGCCAGCTTGATTTGCTCAACTCGCTCGGCCGCTGTAAGTGAAGCCATTCAGTCTCCGTCAGGCAGGGGGGCGGGGCAGGCCGAAAAGAAGCGGGCCGGTCAGCGTTGGCTGCCAACCGGCCCGCGAGTCTTCTGGATGTCTCCAACGCGAGGGGGATCAGGCCCCGCGCTCGGAATGCCCCGCCCCGCTACCTCATGCCCCGTGCCTCCCGTTGCGCCCGTTGTCGCGTCTCACACAAGATACAGTGACCCATAAACCGGGGGCAAGTCAAGAGATTTTGGGGGAATCGCGCGGATTTTGCCATATATGGCAATCAGCCCCCTAAAGCGTCCGCTCTTCGGTCGTGAACTCAAAGCGGCAGTGCCTACAACGGCGGCGGCGCTTCACGGCTCCCGCGGCGTGCCAGGTGTTCACCACTCGCAGGTCCGGACAGGCGCATTTCGGGCACACAAGCCGGCCGTCTTCGTCGCGCACCTCGGGCCCGCGGAACCTGTAGCCGGCCGGCTGATCTGCGCTCGGTGCCTGGTTAGCCTCTTGCATTCCGCGCTCCCTTGAACCTGTAGCCGCCCCCAATCGTCGGCACGAGTCTATTTTCACCGTCCAGCGCGATCCCCATCCTGGCCGCCGCGACGTGGCATCCCACGAGGCAATCCCACCAGTGATTGGGCCGGCCCGGCAACACTTTCCACTTCTCGAAAGTCTCGCCCGTCCGCCGCTGCTTGGGGTGCGCGCGCTCGCTCGTGAGCTGCTCCGCGAGGGACCACCGGGCTTGCGTATTCTCGCCCCATAGGGTCAGCGCCCCGCGGCCCCCGGCCGGCGTCCGGATTCGCTCGGCGGTGAAACTCTTCCAGTGGTCAGTCGTGTAGGTCAAAAGCCTGGCATCCCGCTCCCGGTTGAGCATAACGTGCCAGCAGTCGCCGCGATCGCGCGCCGGGACCGTCTTCGGCGTGCGGAGGTCCAGCTCCCCGCCCTCGCCCTTGCTCGGCGTGAGCACCGCGGCGGCCTTGTGGCGCCTCAGGCAGGTGTAGATCGTCCTGGACTTCCAGCCCGAATCGACCAGGAGCAGCCCGATCCGGAGCTCCCCGCCGCCCTCGACGCTCCACGCGCGCCCGCAAAGCCGGTCAATCTCGACGTTCAGCGCCGTCGTGAGCGCCCCCTCCAGGCCCCCGGAGGCCCGGGTCCCCGCGACGAGATAGGGCCGCATTCCCGCCTCCAGGACGTGACCGGAGAAGCCGGCGCCGAACGCGCAGACAACCCAATGCAGTTGGGGCTTGCGCACATCGATCGAGGCCACCACGAGAGACGATCCGTGAGGGGCGATCCCCGCCGGCAGGCCGTTGCACTTCTCGAGCACGTCCCGAGGCTCGAGGGGCGGCTCGTCGCCCGTGCCCTCTTCGTCGAAAGGCTGATTCTGGTACTCGGCGGCGAATGCGGCGTCGCCCTTGTCGATCAGTGCGTTGTAAGCGTGTTGGATCGCCGACAGCTCGCCCTCGCTGTAGCAATGCTCCCAAGCGACCACGCATCCCTCGTCCATTTCGGCCCGGTGCTGCCGATAGAACTCCGTGGCCTCGCCCTCTGCCGCCTCGCGCCCGCCCTGCTCGTCGAGTAGGTCCTGGCGCCGGAGGCTCGCGTACTTCCCGAGCCACAGGTCCTCGTGCCGCCGGGCCCACTTGCGGACCATCGGCAAGACCTGCCCCTGCCACTCCGGATGTAATTCGTGGTCCAGGAGCCTATCGGCCATGTCCCCCTTGCGGATAATCGTCGCGCACATGACCCCCGCCAGGCGCCGGAAGTGGCCGCCGAGGCCCAGGACGGTGCGCGTAATAAGCTTCTCCCGCTTGGCGCACTGCGCGGGACTGGCCGCGCTCTCCTCGGTCTGCGGGTCGTCGATCGCCACGAACTCGGGACGGACCGTCTCGCCGTCAGGCGTCGTATGGGCGAGGCCGCGGAAGCCGGCACGCAGGCCAAACGCCCGAATGACCACGGACGCGGAGACGGCCGGGCGGTGCTTCGTGGGCGCCTTGCCATCGGCGCGCCGCTGCCACACGTCGACCACGGGGAGCGATATCGCGGCCGTGCTCCACTGGATACGGGTCGGCTTGCCGTCGCTGAGCTGGCCCGGGCAGCGGTGCGTCAGGCCCTCGAGCGCGCGGGCCGGCTTGCAGACGCACTCGAAGTCTTCGAGCATCAGCTTGTTGGTCTCAAGCTCGGCCTTGATCGAGGAGATTAGCCGGTCCTCGGCCAGGGCCCGCGAGGCCGCCAGGAGCGGAATAAAGCGCCGGTGCCCGTAGAGCGCCGCCCACATCGCCGCGCCGATCAGGATTTCCGTCTTCCCGAAGCCCCGGAACACCGCCTCGGCGAAGAGCCCGCCCTCCAGTATCGCCGTTTGGATCTTGTGGATAACGTGCCGGTGATCCTCGCTGAACGGCGCGAAGTACCTGGCTGGCATGTACGTCGTCAGGAACCGCTCGAGGTCCAGCCTGCAGGACTCATGTCGCTCCGGGTTGAGCGGCGAGAGGCACTTGCCGATGTCCCGGGCCTCGGAGCGGCGATCCCGCATGAGGGCGGCCGCGGACTGCTTGGGCGCCGTGCCACGCTTGCGATACTTTCGGACGCGGATCGTCCCGGCCTTCGTGTAGCCGAGGGGCGCCTTCTTGGACGCGCGGCGTTTCCTGCTCTTCCGCTTCGGAGTAGCAGCTTTCCGGCGCGCGGACTTCTTGGGCGCCGGCGCCTTCTTGCGGGCCTTAGGCTTACGGCGAGCCTTCACCGATCACTCGCTGCCCCCCGGGAAATTAACGCGCAACACGCTCGCGAT